GAAATTTGAATCTGGTTCCAAAGTAATATAATAGGTCAAATTGTACCGTTCGTTAGTGAATTTAGACAGAAGTTTTTCTGACACAACCACATCATAAGAACCAGGAATAATCTTAATGTTTTCTACCTTGAAGTTGAAAGTGAATTCTTTATCAGTTTCACCAACAACGATAGAGTATTCGTTAGAAGTATCATTTTTCTTATCACGAACAACCAAACGAATTACACCTGCTTCACCAACAGCAGAAAGGTCGGGAAGTTGATAAACTGCTGCTGCTTTGATGAGTTTATCAAGTTGTGAATGTTCTAGTTGAAAGCAAACATCTTCAGAGGGAAGTGTAATTTCTTTTTCTGGTGGTGATACAATCACTTCTGGGTCAGCAAAGAAATACTTTACACGACGTTTTCCTTCACGAATAATAACGTGCGAATCATTCTCAAAATCAAGGTCAGGGTCTTGGTGCAATCCCAATCCATTTAAAAATTGATTAAGGTCATAAATCGCAAAATTCTTTGGGAATTCTTCCTTAATTTCTGCCTCAGCAAGAATGTTCTTCATCACAGAAATTGTGCGGAGTTTAGAACCTTCCTTGACCAGAATAGACTGATTAATTGAAGAAAAGTTTTTTAGAATAGTAATAGTAGATTCAGAAAGTTTCATAGTTTGGGGTTTAAGTTTCACTTGTTCTCAACGAGATTGAGATGATTAATCAAAAGAATAGTATAATGCAAAACTTTGAACAAGTCAGCACGAGGAGTTCCTTTGGTATCATAACGATCAGTATACTTGGTTATGTTTCCAGCACAAAATCCTTCTCGACGATTGTGTTTGATTTTATCGAGGGTTTGTTCTGTCCCACCACCAGTCCTATCAACATAATGTTGACTATAAGTACCAGCAATATATTCTTCAAGTTGTTTCAGGATTTGGTCTTCGTTATATTTCCAGAAACCATTAGCATTTGTGTTTTCGGGCATATTCATAGGAGTTTTTGTAACATCAATTAAACCAGTTATTTCATCGAGTTTTACTGTAAACTGATTGAAATTTTTTTCATCTTCAGGTCCAAACATAGTAAAGAAAGTCATAGCAACCTTTACCAATCATACCAAAAAACCAAAGGTCAGTCAACCATTTTACTAAATCCCTTAACCTTATCAAACTTAACAACTCTATCAAATTTATCAATCAATTCGTCTGTCTTATGTGAAATTACAAATATATTAGTATCTTTTATCACATACTTAATAATTTTTGTAAAATAGTCTGTTCCCATAAAGTCCAAAGAACTATCAAATACTTCATCCAAAATAAGAAGATTAGTATTGACTGAATTTTTCATTCTTGCGATTTCTCTCCAAGTGAAAAGAATAGCAAGATTAATTCTCATCTTTTCTCCTTCACTAAAACTTTCATAGGTAAAATCCTCGTGGATAGGAGATTTGATTTTTTCACTAAACTCTTCATCAAGGGTAAAATTAATATAAAAGTCCATCATTTGCAGATACTTATTAATCTGCTGATTCATAAGAGGAAGATATTTCTTAATGATTTTACCCTTAATACCACCATCTTTCATTAGTGAATGTGCAAAGTCAAAATAAGAAACATCTTCTTTATTCTTTGCTTTTTCGGTTTGAATTAAATCCAAAGTTTGTTCTAAATTAGTTAATACTTTTCTTTCAGTATTTCTATTTTTAATTTTGTTGGTAATGTCTTGAATTTCTTGGTCAAGGTCTTTTGATTGTTTATTAAATTGGGAAATTTTAACATTGTTATTAGAAATTTCATTATTCAGGGAGCTAATCTTTTTAGAAACGACATTAAATTCACGTTCTCTTTGTTCCTCCTGTTGAATTGCTTCTTTCAATTCATTATAACCTTGCTGAAGTTCCTTTGCTTTGGTTTCAGATTCACTTACTTTATTTAATCTAAATTCCTCTTCAATAGTTTGAGTACAAGTAGGGCATACCGAATTATTATTGAAAAACTTATGTTGTTCTGTAATACTTGATACCTTTTCAGAAATCTTACCCTTTAAATTAGAAAGTTGTTTCAGTTTCTTAGATGCGTCCAAAAGGTTCTCCAATTGGGGTTGAAGAGTATTTGATACTTCCTCTACCTTCTGTGTATTCTCTGCTGTTAACTGGTCAATATAAGTGGTGATAGAAGTGATTTTATCTTTTTTCTTTTCTATATTTTCTTTACCACTGTTTTCAATACTCTCAATAAACTCTTTTTGCATCTCGACCTTTTCTTCGGTCATCGATTGCTTCAAAGAAAGTTCTTTGATTTTATTATTTGTATTTTTAATTCTATCTTTAATTACCACATTCATTGCAGAAAAGATTTTAATATCCAACAAATCTTCTACAACTTCCCTACGATTTGCCGTAGATAGTTGCATAAAGGGAACAAAAGAAGCACTACCCAAAATTACAATTTGAGTAAATGACTTATAGTTTAATTTTAAAATATTATCTTCTAGTTGTTTTTGTTGGTCTGCCGATGATGCTGCTTGATTTTGTAAAGCACCATCAATCCAAATCTCAAAAATATTTGGTTTAATACCTCTTTTTATTTTATATTCTTTTGTTCCAATACTAAAATCAATCTCAACCAAACATTCCTTTTCGTTGGTTGAATTAATTAATTGCCCTTTTGTAATTTTACGAAATGCTTTATTGAATAATCCAAAGCAAAGAGCATCCAGCATAGTACTCTTGCCTGAACCATTCGCACCGACAATTAAAGTAGTTTGCGTATCTGTAAATTTTATTTCTGTTGGTTGATTTCCAGAAGAAAGAAAGTTACGATATGCGATTTGTTTGAATAGTATCATAATCTCTTGGTGGTATCACAAATTCATTTGGGGTAATTATAACATAGTTATATCCATACATCTCACAAGTCTTTATCGCCATCTCATCATCAACTTCTATCACAGTCATTTCTGGGTAATCTTCAGCCATTAGAAGACCAGCATATCTTTCCGCATCATCTTCTTCTTCAAAAAAATACAATGCCTTTTCACCATGTTCATCGGATACTGCATATGCTCCTTCTTCTTCCTTTTCTGAGATAGTGAGTAAAAACATTATTCTACTTCCAATGCTTCTTTATAAAATTCCCGTAAGAGTTTTTTAATTGTGTTTTTATCTAGTTCAAATTCTGACTCTTCCACATATTTATCCAAAATACTTAACGTATCCTCTGTTGGAATTTCATCACAATTTACATCTTCATCATAAACATCAACATTCTCAATAATCTTAAGTTCTAATGGATTTACTTTAACTATTGATTCAACAAACTTATCAAACATTTTATAGTCATCCCGTTGACGAACAACGATTTTAACCATTTTATCGGTCAAATAAGATGCGTCAAAATCCTTTGGGTTATTATTTTCATAATAAACTCTCTCAAACATCGTATAAGGATTTTGATAGTAATCTAATTTATAATCATCAATATCGAAAATATGAAATCCTCTTTTATCATTCAAATCATTCCAAAACATTTGATATGGATTTCCAAGATAAAAGATTTTTCCATCATCACTACGAGTATGGTAATGCCCTGAATAAACTCTATCAAACTTTTGAAATATTTTTTTATCTAGTCCTTCTTCATGAATGTGCCCTGGATAAACTGAAAATCCATTTAGTTCAAGGTGACCAAAAACAACTTTTGCTTTTGTTTCTTCAAGAAGTTCAAAAGTTTCTTTTTCGTTATCAGTACATATCCAAGGAAGAAGAACTGTTTTCATTCCCTCAATAGTATATTCTGCTGGTCTAGAAACTCTAACTACATTGTAATATTGTTGAAGAAGTGTATCTATCGCATTGATTTCATTACTATTTTTATAATAAGCATCGTGATTTCCTACAATATTATAAACAGTAATTCCCAAATCTTGAAATCTATCATAAACATTTTCCTTTGCCCAATCAAGAGCCCAGTAATCAATACCTTTACGATTATCAAAAGCATCACCTAAGTGAATGACTGTTTTGATTTTGTTTTTCTTTAATGTGGGAAAAAATACTTCATCATAAAATTTAGCAAAATACTCGTGAAATGCCTTATTTGCTTTTCGGAAATTATAATGAGTATCTCCGATCAAACCTATCTTCATTGGTATTGTTTCATTTGAATGTTTTCTTTAATTGTATTGTAATCAGAAGAACTAAAACCATCACCATCAACAGAAAATACTTGGTCAAAACCACTTTTTTCAAGAATCTTTTCTTTAATTTCCATCTGTCTTTTTTCTTTCTGAATACGACGCAGGAATGCATAATAAACAATTTGTGTAAAATACGCAAATGGATTTGTGCGTTCTACATCAAAGTTATTAATATATTGAACACAGTTTTCAATACCATCAGAAATCATATCTTCACGAAACATATAGTTCACAAAGTTTGGACGATATGATAAGTGAGTAGCAATTTTCAAAAAACAATCACCAAGATAATTGGGAATAATTGGATTTGGTAATCCCTTTTCCTTTGCTGAATTTACTTTGATTTTATAA